CCCCTGACAACGCTACGAGCTGCGGGTAAAAATGCTGCTGGTATCTTGCCTAAGGGGTTGGGTATTTCTTCGATTTTGGTTTCTGCGTGGCCGTCGTCTTTCCAGTACTCAATGATGTCTTTACGCCACAACCTGTAATAGCTAACTGTTGTAGTTGCGTCTTCCCTGTCAATCGACTCTCTCAGCTTTAAGTAAGTCAGCTCAAATCGTCCGCTAGGGGTGCGTTCGTACTTCCAATCAAACACGTTTTCAGGAGTAAATAGGGTCACATAGGGCCGAATATCCTGGTCTAGTTCTTCTGCGCGTGTTTGTGCATTACTTTGGGGTTTATCTACCAGTATCCACACGTGACCATAAACCGATGACCAGATCTGCGCTTGCTTCATAAAACTATTGAAGCTCATCCCGTCAAGGTCGGCATCGTCAACGAATGATTCTAATGCAGGGTTATTAGCCAGACCGTTAAAGTTTCGGACTGGTGGAACCCTCCACAGAAACGACGAATATATATGAACAATGTTGCGACAGTGATTGTCGACAGGTGTCAATGCTACCCGCCTGCTGTATTCGTCTTTTGATTCGTTCAAGTATGCGGTCAGATATGACCCATTCTGATAGTCTTCGCCACCTAAATATGAGCGAAGGTACAACTCCCAACGCTGTTCGTGGATATCATAATCAGGGTGCTGGTATTCTAGAAATCTCATGTCCACCTCGTGGGCTGTGGCGTTTCATGCTCCTTACGAATGGGGAACATGTATTCAATTAAGTATCCGAGCGCGTCATTCATGTGATCAAACCCGTCGTCTTTATTTGGCTGGCTGGTGCCTTCTTTGTACGTTTGGCGCTCCAAGCTGTTTATTACGTTTTTACAGTTTGGCGTAACAAATAACCGTCGCTCTTGCTGACTAGATAGCAGTCGGCTATTGACACTGTTTATCCTATCACGTATTGCAGGATGTTTAGAGCGTACTTTAACCCGAAACCCTGCGTTTTGTAATATGTTTAAGTCTGTGCGGCTACCCGCTGAGGTCTTCCTCTGCGCTGATGCTGGATCGGGGTAAATCGTTATCGACTTCTGCTTGTACCTTTGCCGTATCTCGTCAACCATCTCGTCAGTGTTTGAGCCATACATTACGATTTCATCTATTGCGTGCAATGTGCCGCCATTTCTGACACAGACGACCGCTGACATTGGATCAACGTTAAAGTCCATCCCAATATGTAGTTCATCGGCTTCTGCTTTATATGCTTTGACTGACTGCTCTCGGCTAAATGCGTAATATATTATCCCGCTGTAATTAACAAAACGAGCCTCATATTCTTGTTGAAATGTTCTTTCGTCTAGGTCATTTTTGGCTGCTTTTATTTCATCAGGGTCAACGTTACCGCCATCAATAGTCGTATATTGGAACGCTTTCCATGATTCTCGACCGTCTACACCCCTAGTCCATAGATCGTAAAAGTGGTTTCTGCCTTTGGGTGTGCCAATAAATAGCGCACTTCCGCGTCTATCAGATAGCGATGGCCGCAACACTTCATGCCACGCTTCAGGCCGCATATCAGCAAACTCATCTAATACGCAAAAATCTAACGCCCGTCCTCGAAGATTATCCGGCTTTTCAGCACCCTTGAGAGCTATGCTTGAGCCATTACGCAAATCAATACTGAGCGCAGTCTCGTTTTTCTTGGTCATGTAACCGTCGGGTATTGCGTCGATCAGCATGTTCCACGCTATTTCTTTCGCAGCCTTATAGGTGGGAGCAACATACCAACAGTTCCGAGACTTGCCTTGCAGCGCGTGTTTCAATAACTCATAGGTTGAAAGAAAGGTCTTGCCGAACCGACGACCTGCAACAACGACCCTAAACCGCGAGTCATTGAAGAATATGTCATCTTGGGGCTTGGTCAGCTTCATCGGCTCTTTGTATCACGATTGGCTGTAAGTCTACTGGCTCTGATTCTGGCTGATCTCGCTGCCCTAGCCAGTTCTTGCCAAGCCATACCAGCATGGTGGTATTACCATCCATTGCGGTTGTGTATTGCTTACGTCTAAGGCTCATTTTGCCGTGGCTGGCCTTTTGCTTGAAATACTCCGCAAAACTAACCTTATGCTCTCTCTTGCAAGCCCTGTTCAGGGTGTCGTAATCAACGCCAAGAACCGCTGCTTGCTCTTCGCCTGTGCAGTGGATAGCGCAGAGTTTATCCACCTGATCCCAATCAATCTCTGCCAATGGCCTAGCCATTCATAACCTCCAGAGGACGCTCTAATTGTGCAGTTTTACCTGTGAACGATTGCCATCGGTCTACAATAACGTCGCAGTATCTGGGGTCTAATTCCATCAAAAAGCTATCGCGGTTGTGCTTTTCACAAGCAATCAATGTGGTTCCACTTCCACCAAAGCTATCCAAAACCGCATCAGAACCTTTTGTATTGTTCAAAATTTGATAAGCAAATAGTTCAACAGGCTTCATCGTTGGGTGTTCTTTATTTCTAGATGGACGATCGAATTCAAGTATAGTCGTTTGTTTACGGTCTGCCGCCCAAAGATGACCAGCTCCTTCTTTCCATCCATATAAGCAAGGTTCGTGCTTCCAATGATAATCCTGACGACCCATAACCATCGTTTGTTTTTTCCATATTAAGCACTGACGAACTTGCCAACCAGTATCCTTTGCAGCTCCGCGAAAGTTATAACCCTCGCTGTCAGCGTGCCAAATATAAAAAACTGCGCCGCTTTTCATCATTGAGTCTGCAACAGTATAACAATCTGTTAAAAATTGACGGAACTCCGAATCACTTAAGCTGTCATTTTTAATGGTTAACGCGTCTTTTGTTTTTCCTACGTACTCTACATTATATGGTGGGTCAGTCAGCCACATATCAGCTTTTCGCCCATCCATCAGCTTTTCGACATCATCAAAGCTCGTGGAGTCTCCACACATCACACGATGATTGCCTAAAATCCAAATATCACCTAGTTTCGTTATCGGGTTCTCTGGCGGCTCTGGAACCTCGTCTTCGTCGGTTAATCCCTCAACAACCGTTGGCTTTAATAACGTTTCTAGCTCGTCATCATCGAAGCCCGTCAAATCTAGATCAAAATCTAATTCTTTGAGACGTTCTACCTCCACGGCCAGAAGGTCGTAGTCCCATTCACTGTTCTCAGTGAGCTTGTTGTCTGCTATCACATACGCCTTGCGCTGCGCTTCGGTTAAGCCTTCCAACGTTATAGTTGGGACGGACTCCAACCCGAGTTTTTTTGCTGCTGCCAAACGGCCATGACCCGCAATAACACCTTTACCCTCGTCAAGCAATATCGGGTTATTAAATCCAAATTCTTTGATGCTTGATGCCACTTGCGTTACTTGCTTTTCGCTATGCGTGCGCGGGTTGTTGGCATACGGAACCAGGTCATTAACCGATAAATACTTTACCTCCAAATCTGACATATTCTCTCCTCTATGTTAATCGCCACAAAAACAAGGTATTGATTCGTCATCAAAGTTAAACAGCGACCCTTGATCACTGGCAATTATTTTCAACTGTTCATAACTTGGCTGATCCCTTCTGAAATAAGCTGCTTTACCAACCGCAGCAGAAAGTGATTTTTCTTGCTTAATCCACCAGTCTGCCAAATCTGGCCTAGCTTCAATTATAGATAACTTTTTGCTCAATCCTTTCAAAAAACACACGTCACAATTACCCCAGTCAGTTGTGCCATTGTTATTTGGAAGATTTAGATCAAAATTCTGTGAAACCCAAAACGCATAAATATCTTCTTTAGTGATGCCGTCAACGTACAGAGGCAAATATCTTTCTTGGCCACCTTCAACAGTGTTGTGCAATTTAACTGCGCGTCTTTCTTCGTCTGCTCTGATTCCGATCAAGCACAAATAAGGTTTTGGAAAATTTAATTCTTCAAACAAGTATTGTTGAATAGCTTTTATTTTTAAATCTTGAGTGCAAAATCTGGCGACCGGATTTGGTGCGTATCGCCTTGCTTTTATCAAAGCCTCAAACGGCTCGCCATTTCTTGATGCAGTTTCATAACTAACAACCGCAGTTTCGTAAGCATATTTACGCTTAGATCCTTCTGGATTTCTCGTAATCACGCGCTCAAGCCAGACGATTGGAATATTCCAATTAACGGCGCAAGCGTGAACAAAATCTAAAGTTTCGGGCAATTCTTTGCCTGTGTTAGCAAATGTTACAACCACATAATCAGGAAGAACCCCATTATGCGCCTGAATGACCCGCCAAAGCATATAGGCTGAAGTTCTGCCTCCACTGAAACTTAT